AACTCAGTGGACCTAACCTTACCGCCAAGCGCTGTAGCTGTACCTAAAGAGGTCCAACCAGCACCTGTACTTCTATGATACTCAGTTACAGAGCCATTACTTCTAGCTGCAATGTTATCAGAGTCATTTACAACTTTAACACCAAGAACACGACCTGATCCAGGGATTACATCGTCGTCTACTTTATTATATCCACGCAGCTTAGCGTAGCCACCAGATCGAGCAGGTTCAAAGTTTTGTAAGATAGTAGCAGAGCCAATAGCATTAATCCCCTGTTGTAGAGGACTCATGTTTGAGATAAGGCCACCCTTAAACTCAATAGGAAAAGTCTGCCAATTTGTAGCCATTATGAATTAACTCTTGCACTCTGCGTAACATAGGAGCCACTAGCTCTGACATACTCTGTGCGGTTAATATTGATAGACCGCATAAACTTAATGCCGTCTTTAAATTTATTTTGTGAAACAGTTGCAGCTTGCATATCCCCACGGAATACATAAGCGTAATACATAGCACCATCTACTATAATGTGACGATACTGCTCAGGGATTACAGGAACATCTGCAGCCTTGATCATATCAACACCTATTGTGTAATACTCATATACTACTTCATAGGCTTTATCTGGGGATGGTATAAAAATAAGTTCACGACTAGGAGCACGAACTACGTTACTTGGGACAGTTCTATTACTTGTTATAGAGTTATACTCATAGTCAGCGTGTTTGTCAAGATACTCTTCATAGTTCATAATTTTAAGTTTTTGAGTACCAACGCCTAGTGTGTTGTCACGCTTAATGCGAAAGCTGTTCATATTAACAGTCTTAGCGTCGTATGGCATACTATAACGAACTTCCCCCGGAGTGAGAACCTCTGTCTCTTCTACATGGTTCCAAGGCCATTCGTATTCTTCTTGGTTAATATGCCTAATAGAAGCATTAACAGCATCCTTAGTAAGGTTGTAGTAACCTTGTGCGCCAGCAAAGTTAGAGGTGGTAAGTTCTACTTCGTTAAGGCGGCGGTTAACATCGTTCACTAGGCCGATAAAGTCATAAGCCATTTTTATTTCTCCTTAACGCGTAGGTATACGCTACGCTCATACTGCAAACCTTCAACTGTAGTAATCTTACAAGTAACTTTATAACGCACGTTATTCGTACCTAAAGAAAGTCTAATAGTAGCAACTGTAAGAGTATTGGTCTTTTGCACCATCTGTAGTCCGTTTACCACGTCTGATGCAGATACCTCAGTTTTTACACCGTCTGCGTCATCTATATACCAAGTAACACCTGAAATAGTATCATCACCTAAGAAGCGTGACCAATCTATATTATAATCAAGTAATTCGTCTTTATCTTTATCAGGCCACTTATATGACATAAAAATATTCCTTACGCTGCGATACGTACTGTTCTGTCTGTATCCATAGCTTGAATGTAAACAGTTCTGTTTGTTGGGTCTGCTGCTATTGTAATTGTATACCTTTGATCTACAGGTGCAACATAAATTACACGATCACGATCATAACTATCTTTAAAGCTTTCGTAATCAAACTGTACTGTAGATACAACAGGACGTTTAGTGTATATGTTAAGCGGTATAGAGGTAATCTCAATAACGTTAACAGTACGTGTATCAACAGTGTTTAAGTTAGTATTAGCTGCAACCCCAGCAGGAAGTACTACAGCTTTACCTATTATTGTAGGTGATCCTGCAGTAACTGTAAGTACAGGTACGGTAATACTTACATTAGCTTCTGCTATTACTGTAGTTGTACCTAAATTGCTTGTAGAGTCAACCCCTTGTGGTACTACTACAGCTTCAGCTATTGCGGTTGTGTCGCCTATAGATACTGTTGCATCTACTGCAGTAGCAGCTACTACAGCTTGTGCGTCAACTACTACACTGTTTATAGTTCCTGTAGCTTCTACCCCTGTTAGAGATAGATTTGCAGCACCTACAATTACAACAGCATTAACAGTTGTGGTGGCTTCTACACCAGTTGCAATTAGACGCTCTTCACCCGTAGAGGCAAAAGCGGTTACGGAAAAAGGTGTAGAGCCAAAAAGCATTAGTTAAGCTCCTTACGGTGCTACAGGCCAATCATCATAGGCAATATTAGGCCATGATGCCAAGTCTGACATATCGCGCAACTCTTGACGATAGGTTGCCCATACTGTCTTGTCCTCATTGCTGAGAGGGCTGTCGTTCATTTGTGTCCAATCGCTGTCAGCCAATAGCTTATTGCGGTGATCCCGAACGACTTGTGCTGCACGGTCATTGGCAATGGCTTCTTTGGCAGAAATTTCATCTGCGCTCAGGTCTACTATATTAACATCGTAAACTATGTCTCCATCAATATATGGATCAACAATTTCTAACTTCTGCGTACTGCTATCGTAATTTTTGTAATTTACGATTAACTTTACATTGTTTTCCATCATCCACTCATCATTTGGGCCAGACGCTGGAAAGGACGTATTTGGAAAAAGGTCTTTGAGTTTGCCAGTGTTGGCAATCTGACCGTTTGTTACTATTGCTGCGAACATTTGATTGCTCCTTACTGATTAGGTAGTTTTGCTGAAGGTGGGGTGAAGTTCGAGGTGTATCGAGCGACGCCCTTCGTTAAGCGTAGGTCGTCGATGTAACCTACGTAGCCGTTGCTTGATAAACCGGGAGAGCCTCCAATACTTAGATACGGATTATTAAAGTTTACTGTAACAGTCCCATAATCAACATCTTGAGTCCCATCGACATACGACTTTAGGTTTCCACTTGACCTAACAAGGGCAAAGTGTTTCCAAGTGTTTCCGTTGACTGCTCTTGTCCCGGTCGCCCCACCCGTTGATTCCCAATTCACCCGCATGTATTGACCTGTATAAATTATATGTAATGAACCCGACGCATTGTTATCTCCGAATGCAAGCACTCGGCGATCAGACCCGCCGCCAGTATTCATCCAAAATTCTATCGTGAAATCCGAATTACCGAAGGTTTCCTTGATATCATCTATTATGAGGAAATCCGAAGACCCATCAAAAAAGATAGAACCAGTCCCATATTTTTTGACTGAATTGTTTGCGTGCGTGTTGCCACTCACGCCTATGGGGTATCTTGCTGTGCCGTCAAAAATTCCTGCGTTACTGAAATTTAATAGCGATGCTGTATCGTCATCAATGGTTGGTAAGGCAGTGGGTACTGAGAAATTGCTTCCATTCGCACGTGCAACACCAGACACACGAGCACATGAAATGTACCCCTCCATGCCCGTGGTTTGCCCTTCACCGTTTGTAAACCACTGGAAATCAGATGTAGTTTCACTCGTGCTTACGGAGTTGGTTGCTTTTTGCACGCCGTTATAATAAATGTAGCCATTGCCATTACTTAGACGCTCAACCAAGACATGTGTCCACGTTTTAAGATCAGGATAAGCGGCTTGCATTGCTATAGAACCTTGGACATAGACAGCGAGTTGGCCGCTGTTTACTTGATAAGCAACTTTTTGAGCTGGGCCACCGCCCATCGAAGACCCCCAGATGCCCTGACCATTTACATAGCTTGTTGGGTACATCCAAAAATCCACAGTCCAATTACTGTCATTCATTGTTAATGGCGTATCGGCAGGGAAACGAAGATACTCACCTGAAGTATCCACGTACGCAGAACCACCTTTCGTTTCAGGATCGTACGCAGTAGAGTTTGCGAATGGTGACGATGTAGTTACTGCGGGGTAGTTGTGCGCAGTTACAGCTATGCCCGTACCGCTATTATTTACAAAACGATTGCTTTGAAGTGCAAGGATTTGAGTCCCAGATACAGCCGTAAGTGGTGTTGTCGATGGCGTAAAACTTGCCCCCGTATAAAGAGCAGAGCCAGTGACAAGTCTAAAGTTACTGAATTGACCATTACTACGGTTGGTGGTTGAAGCTGCTTCACCCGGATAATGACCAATGAATAAATCACCAGACTGGTTCAAATTGTCGGCCATTGTCGCACTGTCTTTAAGGACACCGTCAAAATATAAACGGACAGTATTGCTCCCATCCCTCGTTACGGCGAAGTGATGCCACTGACTATCATTTAGGTTTTGATTGAAGCCAACAATCTCTTCATCAGTACGGCCAAATTTTACCGTTCCGTTTGTATTTGTTAAAAGACAATATCCAGTTGTACTATTTGCACCCCTCTGGAATATACGGCAATTGTTCGTGCCGTAACTGTCTTGCTTGTGCCAAAGCTCAATGGTGAACTGACCTGACAAGTTTAGACTTGTACTATCCGAGAAACGAAGATGAGCGCCATTAGTTTGGCTCAAGTCAACTCCCCACTTGCCTTCTTCTTTGGAGAAGGGTGAGAAACTTCCTTGCTTCACGTCCCCTACAACACGCATGACGCGTTCTGGAGCCACGGCGTCAATAAAGCCTTCGTTGCGTACAGAGCCACGTTTTTGAAGTGTTAAAACTTCTGTCCCAGCAACGGCTGTTAATGCAGATGTAGGAGGCGTAAATGAACTAGTATATACCGCGTTGGCTATTGTTGTACGTACGTCGGCAATGTAACCTTTGAGTGCTGCAGCCCCAAAAGCATGGTAGCCAATATACCCCCTGCTTGTACCATAATTTGTTGAGTCGCCGATACTGGCTACAGACGTCCCATTTATATAGAGTTTCATATTTCCTGATGATCTTACAACAGCAACATGTGTCCAAGCATTTTTGGGAATAGCTGTGCCCGTACCTGGGCTGATGATATAGCCAGAGTTTACATACACAAAAGCCTGTCCACTACTATTCAGTCCTAGTAGAAGGTAGCTTCCATTTGTAGATGGCGGCCTGTGTTCGATAATTCCGGTATCACCGCTAGGGTTTGCAGTGAGATAAACCCATGCTTCTACTGTAAAATTGCTAGTTCCGTAGCCACCAGTGTTGTTTGGGAACCTGACATAGTCTGTGGAACCGTCGAGATAGACACTTCCGTCTGTTGTGTTTGTCTCTGCGTAGGGAGAGAAGCCACTAATGGCTGGGTCATTTCCGAGTGTAAGTGCACGTGAAGGTGAACTGCTGTCAATAAATCTGTTAGTTTGAGCAGTCAATATCTCCGTATTTGTTACAGCAGTAAGGTTCGACGTTGGCGGAGTGAAAGCGCTTGTATAAAGGCATGTTCCGTTAATGATTCTGACGTTAGATACATAACCATCAATTTGGTAGTTATCGGTATAATCGTTGCCAATAGAGAAATCATTCGTGGCGTAACTCGTGGAATTGCTTGAATCGGTAACGATTATCGTTCCATCCACGAACAGGCGAGCAGTAGTTCCCGACCTTGTAAAGGCGACGTGATACCAGCGACCAACTTCAGGGTAAAAGCCAGTTGAATTGAAGGTTTCGTAAACCTGAAGTTCGCCTTGATACAAATTAAGCGTCCAACCGCTACTCCAACTTCCATTTAATGAATGCTTTAAGAATACTTGGTAGTTACCAATGTTTATACTGTTAAAATAAACCCAACACTCAATGGTGAAATTCCCACTGCCAACATTGCTTACAGAGCTTGATGTAACACGCTGGTTATACTGGCCAGAAAAATCAAAACTCCAGTTTGTTCCGTATGGCGTGAAACTAGATGCTCTGGCGTCACCGTTGGCTTGCAAAGAGTCAAAGTTGCCTGATGTATCGTCGAACACCTTATATGTCACAGACGAGTTGGAGGTATCGCCTTGGATCAACAAAGTGTTGTCAGTAAAATCAGCGGCGGCGGCGGCGACTTCTTGCTGATTGTTACCAACCGCGCCTAGCGTTAGTTTCTTACCAAGCATTATGCCGCGCTCCCTACATGCGCACCGTAAACAGTTGCATTGGATTGCCAGATAACGATTACGTCATTTGCTGTTAGTGTTGGTTCTGTGTTCCCGTCTGGGCCAACCCACGTCATTGTTGGCCAAGTGATGGTGTAGCTTGCGCCGCCTGATAGGTGGAGGACGACTGAGTCACCATTGCCAAGGCTTTCCGTGAACGTGGTGTTGGCAGAGAGTGTTTTGTACTGGACGCCACCGTTAGCTGGATCAATGGCTGTACCAGTGAGGCTGTAGTCTGTTTCGCGCGTTGTACCCGTGACATATATACCTGAGTCAAGCGTTCTCAGCTTTTCACTGTTTTGTTGGCGAATGATAACTGGTGAGCTAGTTCCTGCGTTTGTTGTAATAATGAACGCACCGTCGCCGCTAACGTCATATTGGATACGACCATCGTAGTCATCTGAAAACGGCGCTTTCATATCTAAGTACGCGCCGTCTGGGCCACCCATCTCTATTTTCGCATAACTTACGCTGTCAGAAACTGATATTGAGTCCACACCTGTAAGACCGCCACTAATATCAAAACCGTTGGTTGTTGTTTTCGCCTTTAATGTTCCAGCATGGTAAAGTTTGACATCTCCACCATCGGTGGCAAAGATCATGTTCTGCGTGTCTGCCGCGTTATTCACCACAAAGTTATCCGCACGAACAGTTAGGTTCCCTGTACCTTGATCGTGGATATAACTATGCGAGCCAGAATGATAGATGATGAGATCATTAGACTCACCCATCATTATCTGCTCACCGTCACCAAAATGAACATCGGCGTTCGCATCAGCAGTGATAACCTTGGATGCCTCAACATAACCTAATGTCGCTACGTCTGTCGTGTTCAAATCTGCCGCTGACGCAGTTACGCCAAGGTCACCTAGTGTCGAGACTGTCCCAACCCCAGCGCGAGGTAGTGTAATATCTGCGTTACCTGCGCCATCCTCTGCAGTTATTGTTATAGAACCGCTTGCGCTATTTAATTTGAGTGGCATGTGTTACCTCTTATAGTGATTTAAGTGCATCGTAAATACTGACTTCTAATAAGCTATCAGTGGGTACCTC